TAGACCCCCTATGCGATTTTCGCATAGACTACTATGCGATTTTCGAATAGACCCCTATGCGATTTTCGAATAGACCCTCTATGCGATTTTCGAATAGACCCCTATGCGATTTTCGAATAGGGGTTATAAAATGTGGATAAGTTGTGGATAAAATTAAATTAAATTAAATTAAATTTAATATTGACATAATATGACTTACAATGTAACATTAAGTTATACCCATATTACATTACTACTTAGGGAGGGTGAGAGAATGAATGATAGTATAGATAACCGTAATATAGTGGTCGACTTAGATAAGGCAAATTTATTTGTTCCTTATCATATTGCTTTGATGGAGCAAGAAGCATACACAGGAACTGAAAAAATGGTATATTTAGCATTAAAAAGCTTTGCAATTAACTCTAGTGCATGTTATCCATCTCAAGCTAAAATAATGAAAAGAGCTAATATAAAAAGTAATAGCACGTTAAGTTTAACCTTGAAGAGTTTAGAAGAAAAAGGTGTAATTACTATAGTGCCAGAATTTGATGAAACGGGTAGAAGAAAAAGTAATACGTATTATCTATCAAAGTTTGATCATGAGACAGGACTATTTATTACTGAAAGTTTAGAATACATAAAAAGAAAGAAGATGGTGGCAGACGCTCAAGCTAAACAGTTAAAGCAAGGAGCGAGAAAAGGCGTAAAAAAAGTTGTATAGGAGGCTATGATGAGTAATATCAAAAAAAATATTATTAAAATTAATGGAGAAACTTTAGTAAGTAATGACTTTATAAGAAATCCTAATTTAACTGGTAATGAAAAAATGATGTATTTAATACTAGCTTCTCATTGCCCTGCAGGATCTAATAAGTGCAACCCATCAATAAAAAGAGAATTAACATCTGATAGTGGTATGAGTTCAAAAACTATAATAGCGTTATTAAAGTCATTAAAAAACAAAGGGTTTATTGAAATAGAAAAGAATACAGATAAATTTGGCGGACAATTAACTAATTCATATATTCTTAAATAATTATAGGAAATTAAATAAACAAAAGGAGAATCGAAAGATTCCTTTTTTATTTGTCAACAGATGGTAAAAATAGTAAAATGAATAATATTAAGTAAAATTTATGAGAAAAATAAATTTTAAAATAACTATTGCATTACGTAATACAATGTAGTATTATTAATACATAAAGTTAATACATTTAATACAAAGTAGTAAAGGGGAATAAACTATGAAACTTTTAGGATTAGACAATGGTTATAATTTTACAAAGACTAGCGAGGGGGTAAGCATACTATCAACTATCAAGCATGGTGTAGATGATATAAATACTAACGTACTTCAAGTCAGAATTGGTAAGAAAAACTATGTTGTTGCTGATGAAAATGGTACTTATGTAGCAGATGCTGACAAATTAAAAACAGAAGAATCAAGAGAACTTTTAAAGGTATGCACATTAACTGCTATAGGATTAAGTTATCCAGAAGAATCATTTATTGATGTTGAAGTTGTTGCTGGTCTACCAGTAGATTATTTTACTAACCAAAAGGAAGAGCTTAAGGCTTTATTAGAAAGCTTTAATGAAAAGATATTAATAAATAGTGTAGGTAAAGAACAAAAAATAAGAATTACAAAAGCTACTATATATCCACAAAGTGCTGGTGTAGTATTTAGTAAAGCTAAACAAGTTAAAGGTGAAACTAGTCTTGTAATAGATATTGGTGGCGGTACATGGGATATATCACAATTTGATGGCTTAAAAATGACTAAGAAGCGTTCTTACAGTGAAGGAATGTTAATTCTATACTCTAAAATAGCTCAATACTTAAATTCAAATTTCTACACTAAATATAATACTTCTGATATTTACGCTTTAACTGAAAGAAAATATTTCACAGTTGCTGGAGAAAGAAAAGATATAAGTGTTGCAAATAATGTTGTAGAAAATCATGTTTCTAAAGTTGTTACTGATTTAAAAAGAGATTTTGATACAACTAATGTAGATAACATATTCCTTATTGGTGGTGGAGCTAAGCCTTTATACGAGTTATTAAAGAAGTCATTCCCAAATGCAGTACTAGAATCAGAAGCTCAAATGACTAATGCTAAATGCTTTGAATTAATGGGACAAATGAAAAGATAGGTAAGGTGATTAGATGGCAGGAGAAAGAAAGGTAAGAAGTTTTTCTCTGAATACAGAAGAAGATAAAGATATATTAGATAAATTAGAAGAAGTTAATAATATATCTGAGTACATTAAAAAGTTAATAAGACAGGATATTTCTAATGGAACAAGCTTAACTGCAACTCAACGTGAAGAAGTTAAAAGAATTGTTATGGAAATATTAAAAGATAAGGCTATTGAAATTAAAGAAGAAGATATTGATGAAAAATTTGATCCAGATGCAATAGATGCATTAGGTCAATTCAATGAGCCAGTAGAAGAAGAATCTAATATTGAATAAAAAAATAAGGCGGCAACATATGTTACACACCTACTTCGCAACTAGAGTATAACATATTTTGCTTGGCCTTTCAATAAGGAGAGTAAAATAATGAATAATGTAAATTTAATTGATGTAATTATAGTTTTAACTTTAATGTGCGAAATTCTCCCATCTTCTAAAGTGGGAGATGGATAGCACTTGACGATAGTCAACAAGAGCAGTACAATATATTCAGTAGTAAATGATAGAAATGAGGAATAACAATGGATTTAGACACTAATAACCATTCAGTATTCAAGTTATCGTATCACTTAGTATTGGTTATAAAATATCGTAGAAAAGTAATTGATGACAATATATCCAATAGGTTAAAAGAAATATTTGAGTATATTTCACCTAAGTACAATGTAACTTTAGAGGAATGGAATCACGATAAAGACCATATTCACTTGCTATTTAGAGGTTCACCAAACACAGAAATATCTAAATTTCTAAACGCTTATAAATCAGCAAGTAGTAGACTTATAAAAAAAGAATATCCATTTATAAGAAAACAACTTTGGAAAGAATATTTTTGGAGTAGGAGCTATTGCTTGTTAACTACTGGTGGAGCACCTATTGAAATAGTGAGAAAATACATTGAGAATCAGGGGGCGAAATAATGCTTAAAGCCTATAAGTACAGGATATATCCAACAAGTGAACAAAGATTATATCTTGCTAAAACATTTGGTTGCACTAGATTTGTCTACAATCAAATGTTAGCTGATAGAATTAAATCTTATGAAGAAAATAAAGATTTAGATATCAAAGCTATAAAATACCCTACACCTGCTCAATATAAAAAGGAATACGAGTGGCTAAAAGAAGTCGATAGCCTAGCTTTAGCTAACGCTCAAATGAACTTAGATAAAGCCTACAAAAACTTCTTTAGAGATAAATCAGTAGGATTTCCTAAATTCAAGTCTAAGAAAACTAATAGATTTAGTTATACAACTAATAATCAAAATGGAACTATTAGTATAGAGGGAAACTTTGTAAAAATTCCTAAACTAAAGTCTAAAATAAAAATAGTTTTGCATAGACAATTCAAAGGATTAATTAAATCTGCCACTATATCTAAAACACCAAGTAATCAATATTATATTTCAATATTGGTAGATACTGAAAATATTCAACTACCAAAGAATGATAATAAGATAGGAATCGACCTTGGGCTAAAAGAGTTTGCTATATGCTCTAATGGTGATAGATTTGATAATCCCAAAAATCTTAGAAAATCTGAAAAGAAGTTATCTAAATTACAGAAAGACTTATCAAGAAAACAAAAAGGAAGCAACAACAGATATAAAGCAAGATTAAAGGTTGCTAAACTTCACCAAAAGATAGCTAATCAACGTAAGGACTTTCTACATAAATTATCAACTAAAATTATTAGCGAAAACCAAGTAATAGTTTTAGAAGATTTGAGAGTTAAGAATATGTTGCAAAATCATAAATTAGCTAAAGCAATTAGTGAAGTTAGTTGGGCAGAGTTTAGAACAATGTTGGAATATAAAGCAAGTTGGAATAGCAGAGAAATAATTATTGCTCCATCTAACTATGCTAGCAGCCAACTTTGTTCAGAATGTGGCTATAAAAATAGTGATGTAAAAAATCTAGCACTTAGAAATTGGACTTGTCCTGAATGTGGTGTAAAACACGACAGAGATATAAATGCTAGTATAAATCTACTGAAATTAGCAATGTAATTTTGGTATTATCTTGAGGTAGGAACTACCTTATTAGCTTGGGTAAACTTGTACCGTTGGGTATATTGACCAAGAAGCTCCCACTTCTATAAGTGGAGAGTAGTTCACTAGAGTGGAGCTATGGGATAATAACAACTGGATTAGCTTTCTTTGCTATATTAGCAATAGTAATCTTAGTATTTAATGTTTATAACAATACTAAGAGAAAGGGCAAGAAGGTTAGAGTATAATGGATATAGTTGAAAATGAAGCAGGTATAACTATAGAGCTTGGAGAAGATAAGTGCTATTTAGTTATTTGGAATGATAGTAAAATAACAGAAGTGTTACATCCAGCTAATGTTATAGGAAATTTTTCATGGTGTTTAGAAATTAAAGATAAAGATAATAATGTAATGGGTTATTTAGCAGCATAGATAATAAACTAATAAAAATACCGTACTATTCAGAAATGAATGTGCGGTATTTTTAGTTTGCAATTCAAAAATATTACTAATTATTTAATTTTTCTAATTTTCGTTTATTATTTTCCCTCTTTAATGTACTTACACTAATCCCTATTAATTTCTCAACCTCGTTATAACTTTTATCTCCTCCATTTACAGATAGCATGGATAAAGCTAAGTCTATTTGGTCTTTAGTAAACTTTTTAGGTCTACCCTCTTTATACCCCTCTTTTGTCCTTGCTATTTCCTTTCCTTCTCGGGTTCTTTCTAAAATCATATCTCTTTCAAATTCAGCAAAGGATAAGAATATATTTCTTATTAATTTGCTTGAAGGTGTATTATCCATTACCCCTATATTTAGTATATTTATTTTTATACCTCTATCTAGTAACTCTTGAACTAATTTTGTTCCATCTATTAAGCTCCTAGCGAATCTATCTAATTTAGTAACTGTAAAAGTATCACCTTTTTGTAATTTTTCTAATAATATTTTTAGTTGGGGTCTATCGTTTGTTTTTCCTGAAAATTTTTCCTCTATAACTTGATCACAACCTGCTGCAAATAATTGTGTTAATTGTTCTTCCAAAGAATTTCCATGTCCTTGTTTTATTGTACTAACTCTTGCATATCCATAATTCATATTATTCCCCTCCATTAAGGTCAAAACTGGTCCCAAAATACTAAATTTATACCATGACTTTTGACCATGATTTTTGACCCTTTATTAAGTATTATTTTATCGTTCATTAAAAATCTATGTCAAGCAAAAAATACTCCTAGTTCAAAAGTGTTAAGTTTTGATACTTTTAAAAATTAAACTATCTAAGTAGTATTCTGTTAAAAATATTATTTTGATATTATATTAAGTGTGCATTTAATAAGATAAGAAACTAAAATAAGGAGTTAATTATTATGGCTATATTTAATAAAAAAGAAAAGATTGATTGGGAAGAAAAATATAATGAGCTTTTATGCAGATATAATTCTCTCTATGAAGAAAATAGAGAATTGAAAAAGAAGGTTAAAGGTCTAGAAGTAAGGATTAAAAAGACAGGGTATCTAGAGCCAAAAGAAAGGCAAATAAGTAATGATGAAATATTATACATAAAGACGTTAAGATTAAAAGAAAATTTAAGCTATAGTTCTATAGCTAAAGAAACTGGTTGGAGCAAAGCTACAATTTGTAGAGTTATTAATGGAGCTTATGATTAAATAATTATATATTATAGTCCCCTTTTTCAAAGGGGCAGGATAAGGTTGTATACGAATTCGCTGGCAAAGCCACGAAAAGTGTTTATATTACTAGGTTTAAGCGTGTAACGCCATTAGTGAATTTTCATTATAATGCGTTACAAATAGTGAATAAAATAAAAACAATCTTGTTTCTTAACATTTGAAACAAAATTGTTTTTGTAATTTTTCACTTTAAGATACTAATTTTCTGTAGCTATATTCAACTTCTGTTTGAGCTAACTTGGCATATACTTTTAATGTAATGCCCACATCTGAATGACCTAGAATTTCTTGTATTATTTCTGGTCTCATGCCGCTCTTTAATGCATTAGTAGCAAATGTATGCCTAAATATATGCGGAGTGATTCTCATTTCTATATTGGCCATTTTTTGCATCTTGTCAACTATAACTTGATATCCTCTATTATCAAGCTTTTTATAAGGTTCTGTATTTATTTTACGATTTTTAGGAGCCTTTGAAGAACAGAATAAGTACTTACTAACTATTCCTTTTTCTTCTCTTTCTTTCAAGTAATTAATAATAGCTCTTTTACATCTCTCTGTAAAATAAACTCTTCTTTCCTTATTCCCCTTACCTATTACAAGTAAAGTTTTATTTTGAAAATCTATATCTTTAACTTTAACATTACCAACTTCACCTACTCTGCATCCTGTGCTTAAAAAGAACTCTAATATTGCTCTATCTCTCCTACTAAGCATACAGTCTCTTAGCATTTCAACTTGTTCTTCAGTTAAATGTGGCTTTTGTCTTTTAGGTTCTTTCACAGGCTTAATTGAAGAACAAGGATCTTTTACTATAAACTCTTCATTTTGAAGCCATTTGAAAAATAACCTTATTGATGTCATAAAAGTATTCATCCCAGCAGGATTTTTACTCTCGCTTTCTGCATACATAAACATTTTAATATCTGGTGTAGTAATTGTTGAAATAGGTTTATGAAAATATCTTTGTAATTTCCTTAAATTATAGTTATATCCCTTTAGTGTTGCTGGTGCTAATCCTTCTAATTTTTTAGTGGCTAAGAAATAATTTATTTTTTCATCTAAATCACTAGTAACTAATGCGGTTTCTTTAGATGTGACTTCATATTCATATAGAGTTTCTTCTATAACTCTTTTTATTTTTAATTGTTCTTGCAGATCCACTTCTAATTGTGGTAATTCTAGTGTTAATTTCCCTAATAATTTTACCATTAGTTCATTATTGCAATCTCTATAATTGTATTCCATTTATTTTATCCTCCTTGAATTATCCATCCAATTAAGATATAATCTAATTGCGAGTTAGTCTGCTCTTAATTGAGTGGGCTTTTTTATTTTTTACTTATCTTTTTTCATTTCTTCATTGCAAGCATACATGACATAATCACTTAAATTTTTAAATCCTTTATCTATACTTCTTTTTTGAATTTTCTTTTTATCTTCTGAATTAATTCTTAAAGATAATCTATCATCTTTAGCCTTCATTTAGTCACTTCCTTTCTTAAATACATTGTACGCCATGGCGTACTTGATGTCAATGTTTTTTATTTTCATCACATAACAACCTTTGTATTTAAGCTAGTCAATACTATATATTTATCATAATTACACACTTTTTATAATCTTTAATATTAGATGTCACACTCATTAAAATAAACAATTTCAAGGCTTTGTCTTGAAGATGTAGCATGATGTTCACATCTTCTTATCCTGCTCCTTTTAAAAAAAGGGTTTATATTTATTATAATTTCCCAGGAAAATCCATATAAATAAAGTTTTCTAAAAAATAAAAAAGGCTAGTAAGTAAGATTTTGAATTGCCCCATGTCAAGTAGACAGGGGGCAGTTCACTCAATAAGTATCTATCCTTATATTATTTCTTTACAATAACTATCCATATTATAATATTCTTAGCAAAACTATTGAATAAATTTACAGATTTCATATAATTATATTAAGAGGAGGTGTTGTAGTTGAAAAAAGTTTATGTAATATCATGTTATCTACTTAATTATTTATTGTCTTTATCATTATGTTTAACTGTTTGTAGACTTTTTCTTAATACTTTTTTCAATACATTCTATTTAACACATTATTCAAATGTTAATATGTTATTATTATTTATTAATGCCTTAACTAGCTTTATATTAGTAAAAAAATACTACACCCCTATTACTTATTCATTTTTTAATTAGTATAATCCGAAATATTTATAACATTTTCTACACTTTCTGTATTTACTTCTAAAGTGTTACTACTTAAGGATATACTATTATATAGTTCTAATTTTTGTTTTTCTAATTCTAATTTTTCTTTTTCAATCTCAATTTTTTTAAATTCTCTTTCTTGCTCTTCAGTTTTTAATTGAGAAGTAGTTTTTCTCCAATCATTAATAAAGTTAAGAATTGATTTAAGTACCTCCGGACCGTATTTACCACTACATATAGTTGCTACAATACTTGCTAATGATCCCAATAGCGCTGGGGAAGTTAAAAACTCTACAGCATTATCTATTATAAACTGAAAGTCTCCAGGAGAGTTCAAATCTACCTTACCGG